TCTAAACAACGGGGTCGGCGTTAAGGTTAACTCTGTCGACCTATCAGATCACGTTAACAGCATTACCCTTAACCGCAACTTCGATGAACTCGAAGTAACAGCAATGGGCGATTCAGGCCACAAGTTCATCAAGGGACTAGAAGCCTCATCTGTAACAATTTCATTCTTGAACGACACAGCATCAGCATCAGTTCTAGCAACTTTGCAAGCTGCTTGGGGTACAAATGTGACCGTAGTTCTATTGCAGAACAAGGGAACAGCAGTTTCAGCAACTAACCCTCTTTACACAATGACTTGCTTAATCAACGGCACAACCGACATTAACGGCGCAACTGGCGATCTAGCGACTCAAGATGTAACCTTTAACGTATCCGGCACAATCGCTGTAACAACTTCAGGTTCATTCTAATAACAAACTAAGGGGCAAACAATGGCAAAACTCAAAGTCGTAAGGGCAGACGGAAGCGTCAACGAATACGAGGTAACACCAGTTATCGAGTACGCCTTCGAGCAGAGTCGCAATAAAGGTTTCCATAAAGCCATGATCGAAGATCAAAAGCAGTCAGACGTGTACTGGCTGGTATGGGAAGCAGCACGTCGGGCGGGTGAAACCGTTAAGCCTTTTGGTGAGGATTTTATCGCTACGCTTAAAAGCGTAGAGGTACTTGAGTCCGACCCTTTGGCCTAGCGCGGGATACCTTCACTTATTTCATCGCCTCACTAGCGATTGAAACTGGTATCTCGCCACATAATTTAATTGAACTAGATTCGAGAATGCTCAAGGCAATGGTTCTCGTTCTAAACGACAGAGCAAAGGAGATCAAAGATGCCAGCCGTAGAAATACGCGGAAACGCTGATCTCCGTAAAGCCATGCGTCAATTCACTCCAGATCTTGAGAAGAACTTAAAGTCTGAATTAAGACGAGCGCTTTTGCCAGTTGTAAGAATGGCTAAAGGATACGTTCCATCTCAATCACCTATGAGCGGTTGGGCTGCTCGCAGTTTCTCAGAAGGTCACTTCCCTACTTGGAGCAGCAATACAGTTGCTCGAGGTATTGGCTATTCTGCAAGCCCTAGCAAGATAAACAAAAACGGCTTTTCATCGATGGCCAGAATCTTTAACAAGTCTGCCGTTGGTGCAATCTATGAAACTTCTGGTCGCAAGAACCCAGATGGTCAGCCATGGGTTGGGCCGTATGCCGGCGGGGCAAGTAAGAGCGTAAGTCGTTCTAGCAATCGATACGCAGGTCGACAATTTATTGCAAACTTGAGTCCACTTGTATCAAGTCTCCAAGGTCGCGGCCGATTGATCTATCGTGCATGGCGTGACTCAACTAAGTCAGATCCGATGGGTATAGCACTACGCGCCATCGATGAAGCAACTACTGAGTTTTACAAACGCTCTGAATATACCAGTTTTAGTAAGGCGGCATAATGGCTCAGCAAGCAAACGTCAATATTGATATTAGTTCAAAGGCAGACACTAGAGGCTTCAAAGTTGCTGAAACCGCTTTAAATAAATTATCAAAATCAGTAAAAAACGCTGCTGGCGCTTTAGGCCTTGCGTATGGAACTCGCGCTATTTATAATTTTGGTAAAGCTTCAGTCAAGGCTTTTGCGGCTGACGACAAGGCTGCAAAGGTACTTACTAGATCGTTGAGCAATCTTGGATTGGCTTTTGCAGATATTCAAGTAAAAGACTTTATATCCCAACTAGAAACAACTTATGGCGTTCTTGACGATCAACTTCGTCCGGCATTCCAAAAACTGCTTACAACTACCGCAGACGTAAAAAAGTCTCAAGATCTTTTAAAGCAAGCATTGGATCTAAGCGCAGCCAGCGGGATCGATGTAGTAAGCGTTGCTGATGATCTAGCCAAAGCCTATGTAGGCCAGACTAGAGGACTTACAAAGTACGGTTTAGGTTTAAGTCAAACTCAGTTAAAAGCAATTAAGTTCGAGGATATTCAAAAGCGCATTAATAGCATTGTGGGCGGTCAAGGCTTGGTTGCTGCTAATTCCTATGCTGGATCTTTAGATAAAATTTCAGTTGCGGCAAAAAATGCTCAAGAAATTATTGGTAAAGGTTTAGTTCAAGCCCTTGGCGAAGCTGGCGGAACAGGCGGTTTAGCAGGTTCTTTATCTGGAATTATTAAACTGGCAACAACAGTTAGTGATTTGTTCGTTGGAATTGGTAGAACTATTGCGGCAATTTCAGGTGCTGGATTTTCAACTCCAGGAGTTTCACCGTTGCAAGCCATTAAAAACTTTCAGAAAATTACTGCTGGATTTAGAGCGCAAGATGCAGAAGCCGCTCGCAAGCAATCCATGTCCGCTCTTAATTATGGCGGAATAACTGGCTATCAAAAACAATACGCCGAAGCCCAAGCAAAGAAAAAACAAGCTGAGGCACTGAGACTTCAGAAGTTGCAGTTAAACTTAGTCAAGCAACAAACTGCAATTCAAAAGGCTGCTGGACTATTTGATCTAAGCCAGATCCAGTTAGTTGCTGCCCTTAAAGGCCAGTTATCAGAAGAAGATCGCAAGCGAGCGGAACTTCAGTTAGCCATGCTTCAAGGCAATACTAGCGAGGCTTCTAAACTTGCTGGTGAGGTTGCTAAGGCTCAAGGGTTAACCGCTCAATTAGTTGCTTATTATTCAGGCCTTCCCACCGCCAAAGATCCTTTTGCTGCATGGGTAACTTCACTTCAACAAGCTGCTGCTTTGGCTGCTCAAATTGCTAATGCAAATTACACAGCCGCAGCGCCTACTATGCAAAACGCTGCTATTGATACAATCCTCAACGGTTACGGATCAGTGCCGGCATCGGCTGGAGTATCGGCTGGCGGTGACGTTAACGTCTATGTGGGCGGATCAGTAGTATCTGAAGGCGATCTAGTCGAGTTGATCAGAGATGGTCTGCTTAACAAGTCTCTATCAGGTTCACCATCTGCCATCGGCAGACTTAAGGGATCGTTCGCAGGGTGACCCTTCCAGCACAAATTTCCGTTTCGTTCGACTTTTCCTCGGGCGCTACCTTTGGTTACCCTTTTACTATTGGCGATTCCAAATACGGAATCTTAGGCACAAGCCAACTTGCTTCATCGAGTGTTCCAGAACCAATAGTCGATCTTACCGATAGCGTGTATCAGATCAGCATCAAGCGCGGTCGTAATATCATGCGTGATACTTATGAGGCTGGCACTTGCACCGTTCGAGTCTTAGATCCCAATTCTTATTTTAACCCGCAGAACGTCAATTCGCCCTATTACGGATACCTGACTCCGCTTCGTAAGTTACGTGTATCCGCTACTTATAACGGTGTTGGTTATTTCTTATTTTCTGGATATACGACAACTTACAATTACACTTATCCAACCAATCAAGATACTGGTTATGTCGATATTGAATGTTCAGATGCTTTCCGTCTAATGCAGTTGGCTAACGTAACTACGGTAGCAACTACTCCAGCGGGTCAAGATACCGGCACACGCATAGGCAAAATCCTGGACTCGGTTCAATGGCCTAACTCAATGCGCATCCTCGATACTGGCGCAACTACTTGCGTGGCCGATCCTGCAACAGCTCGTACTTCCCTCGATGCGCTCAAAAACGTTGAGTTCTCTGAACAAGGTGCGTTTTATATCAGAGCCGATGGAACAGCAGTCTTTAAGTCTCGCCCTAACGTGATAAGCGCCTATGGCCAGACTCCTATTGCTTTCAATCAAACTGGCGGCATTCCTTATCGCAATTTGGTTTTTGCGTTTGATGATAAATTAATTGTTAACTCATCAACCATGACCAACGTAGGCGGTACAGCGCAACTTGCTGAGAACGCTACTTCGATCGCTAAATACTTTCCACACGCAAGTAATCAAAGCAATCTGGTCTGCCAAACAAATACAGATGCCCTCAATATCGCTCGCGTCTATGTGGCAACTCGTCAAGAAACAACTATCCGCATAGATGCTATGACTGTCGATCTACAAGATCCAAGCGTTCCAACTGCAACCATGCTCGGACTTGATTACTTCTCCAATCTGGCAATAACTAATATACAGCCAGATGGATCAACTATTGCTAAGACCCTTCAATGCCAAGGTCTAGCATGGGACATAACCCCAAACAAGATGATTGTTACCGTTACGACTCTAGAACCCATCGTCGAAGGGTTCATCATCGGATCGTCTATATCAGGTATAATCGGCACTAACATAATGGCGTATTAGGAGAAAAAATGGCGCAAGGCTTAGGATTTATCGAGTTCGCGACTGGAGACGTGCTTTCGGCATCAGCCGCTAATGGTTATCTGGCCTCTCAGGTAGTAATGGTTTTCGCTAGTGCGGCAGCTCGCACCTCAGCCATCGCCAGCCCGCAAGAGGGAATGATCTCCTATCTCAAGGACACCAACTCAACTGAGTATTACTCAGGTTCAGCATGGGTCGCCATTGGTGGATCTACTGGGGGCCTCAGTTTAGTCAAGACACAAGCAATAGGTTCGGGAGTATCTTCGGTAACAGTAACTTCAGCATTTAGCTCGTCTTACGATAATTATCTCGTCACAATAAATGGCGGAGTAGCCTCGACTAATAATACTTTAGATTTAACGCTAGGCTCAACGACAACTGGTTACTATTATTTTGGTGTTTATGGCAACGCAACTGCATCTACAGTTTACGGCGATAATGGCAACAACGCCTCAAGTTTTAGATATGTAGGCAGCGGCGACACTAACCTTTTGTGTGGTCAATTTACCCTGCAAAATCCGAACCTTGCAAAGGCAACTGCTATCTATTCAAGTGCGGTCAGAACTGGCACAGGAACTATAAACCTGTTATTCAATGGCAGCGAAACCTCAACAACACAACACACAGCTTTTACCTTAACTGCAAATACAGGAACAATAACAGGTGGAACTATCCGCGTCTACGGATACCAGAACTAAGTGGGGATCAGAATGGCATATTTAGTACAGGTTGACGACGAAGTAAGATCAGCAACCGCAGAAGAAGCAGCTGCTATTGAGGCACTTGCCGAGCGAAATGCTAGTGAAGATGCCGCTTTGGTTGCTAAAGCCGAAGCAAAAGCTTCCGTGCTAGAACGCCTAGGCATTACAGCCGAAGAAGCGGCTCTGCTACTTGGATGAAGCCGAGACTCTGTAAGGCTGGACAACAACTACGTGAGCAATTTGATGACTGCTTCAGCGATCGTGATCGTACCTCGGACGGCTGGATCGGTGATAGTCGGCACTCAACTCGTAAGTCTGACCATAATCCAGATGAGCAGGGCTGGGTACGTGCCATTGATGTTGACCGCGATCTATCCGGCAAACCCAAGCCCGACCTCATGCCCGATGTGGCAGATCAACTTCGTTTCTTGGCAAAGTCTGATAAGCGAATTAAATACATTATCTTCGCAGGTCAAATTGCCAGTGCTAAATCGTTATGGCGTTGGAAGCCTTATTCAGGCATCAATAAGCACGATCATCATTGCCACATATCTTTCACTAGCAAAGGTGATGAAGATGGTTCGTTCTTTAATATCCCACTACTAGGAGCAAATAATGGCTGAAAACTATTCATTCGTAATCGACCAAGGTGCTGACTGGTATCTCAACATAGTCTATAAAGACTCTGCTGGAACTGCTATCAACCTAACTGGCTACACAGCAGCGATGCAGTTCCGCTTGACTACTACAAGTGCGACAGCTGCTATTAGTCTTACTCAGGCGTCTGGTATAACTATCACAGGCGCAACTGGAACTTTGGCTATTCATGCCACAGCAGCTCAGACTGGCGCACTCGATGACTCAGCCAAGTATGACTATGATCTTGAAATTACTTCACCGGCTGGAGTAGTAACTCGCTTAATCCAAGGGGTTGCTAGTGTTAGTTCACAGATAACTCGATGAGCGATTTAATTGTTATACAACCTACAGTTCAACAAATTACTGTTACTGAGGACGTCAATCAGGTAGTTGTATCGTCCGTTGGCGTTCAAGGGCCAACAGGCGCAACAGGCGCAACAGGCCCCGCTGGAGCTACGGGCGCAACTGGAGCACAAGGCGCTAAAGGGGATACTGGGGCAACAGGTCCTACAGGTGCAACTGGAGCAACAGGAGCTCAGGGAGATCAGGGCATCCAAGGCATCCAAGGTATTCAAGGGGTAAAAGGCGATACTGGATCTACGGGAGCAACAGGTGCAACAGGGGCTACTGGCGCTACTGGTTCATCTGGAGTCGTATCTGTAACTGCGCCAATTACCAATTCTGGCACTTCATCAGCTGCCGTTATCGGCATCGATCAGACTTCCATCACGATTGCAGAGTCTCAAGTAACTAACTTGGTTACGGATTTATCGGGTAAAGCCGGACTTGCTTCTGCAAACACCTTCACAACATCACCGCAGACAATCAACGGCGCAAGTTCTGCCATCGGATTGATAGTCAAAGGCAACGCAACAACTCCAGGAAATTTACAGGAATGGCGAGATTCGTCAGGAACGGCTTTGGCTTCTGTATCAAGTGCAGGACTCTTGACTGCAACAACTCTATCCGCAGGTGCAACTACTGTCGGAGCATTGACAACTGGGGCGATAAATCAATCTGTTGTCGGTGGTAGTATTTTTCAAAGTTATGCTGGAACTGCTACTTACAACTTTGTAACAGGAGCAATCCTGAGCGGTAACACTAAAACAGTAAACTTAGGTACAGGTGGCGCTTCTGGTGCAGTTACAAACATCAACATTGGCACTGCCAATACTGGTGTTACTTCAACAATAAGTCTTAGCGGTTCGGTAAAAATAACTGGTCTAACATCAAATGGAACTACTTCGGGCGCACCAACTATTGCCTCTGCGACGACTATTGCTCCGACTACTCCAATCGCCTTTATTTCAGGCACAACGCCCATTGTAACAATCACCGCGCCTTCTCCAATTTCAACAAACGGCGGTTCGATCACACTTATCCCAACGGGAATCTTTACCACTACAACTGCTGGGAACATAGCTCTTATTTCAACGGCAGTCGTATCAAGGGCTTTGACTATGACCTATGACCCAACTACCGCTAAATGGTATCCATCGTACTAAGGAGACAAAATGAATATGAAGCACCCAGCAGTTATCTCAGTCGGAGCATTCTTAGCCGTCTGGGGTACAACCTCAAACTTCTCACTCGATTACCGAGCAATCCTCGGCTCAATCGTTGCGGGCATCTTTGGCTACGCAACCCCTAAGAAGTAACTAATGTCCGCAAGTAAGCAAATGACCATAACCACAACCCCGCAGCTAGTGGGCCGCGTGCTTGAGTCGAGCCAAAATATTTGGGTTCATGCCGGCGGGACTATCTACTTTGGTGGAGACAACACAGTCACTTCATCTACTGGATTCCGCTTAGATAACAATGATAAGTACAGCACAATTATTCCAGAAGGCAATGAAGTCTGGGCTGTAACTAACACTGGTACAGCAACCCTTTATGTCTTTACTACGGTCATCTAATGAGTACGCAGGACTATGCTGCACTTGCAGTAGCGATCGTGACGGTGCTGGGTGGTGTTACTGCGATGCTTCAGTTCTTGATCAAACACTATTTAGCGGAACTGAAGCCAAATAGCGGTTCATCAATCAAAGATCAAGTTAATCGACTCGAAGCGCGTGTCGATACTATTATCGAGATGTTGCGTAAGTAACACTTATCCCATGGCTCGCAAAAAGGTCATCGACCTAGAAGCATATTCAATACTAGATCAGTACTGCATTGGCTTAAACGAGTATTACAAATCATTGCGCCGGGCTGGCTTTGACGTTGAGATGGCCTTGGCGATCCTGCTTGAACCAGCTACTTACCCGGCAACTATTCTTCCTGCGCCTAACTGGCTTCCAGAACTTCCCAACCGTATCCCTTTCGACGATGACGATGAGGATTAACAATGAAAAGAACTGTAATCGTTCCCGATCTACAAGTTCCATATCATGACGAAATAGCAGTAAAGAATGTTGCAACTTTTATTAAGGCGTACCGCCCTGATAGCGTCATTACTTTGGGAGATGAAATCGATCTCCCACAAATCAGCCGATGGACAGAAGGAATGCCCGGCTGGTACGAGCAGACACTAGCTGACGATCGAGACCAAGCAGTCGAGGTTCTATGGTCTTTGGTAGAGCATGCTAAAGAAGCCCACATGATCAGGTCTAACCACACAGACCGTCTTTACAACGTGATCATGAAGAAGATCCCAGCATTCCTAGCATTGCCAGAACTTCGCTTTGAAAAGTTTATGAAGTTAGATGAACTAGGCATCACCTATCACAAGAAGCCCTACGCCTTCCAGAAGGGTTGGGTAGCCGTTCATGGTGACGAGCAGGGCATTAACCCTAACGCGGGTCTTACAGCCCTTGGAGCAGCCCGTAGGCACGGTTTAAGCGTTGTCTGCGGTCATACTCACAGGGCGGGCATGTCGGCCTTTACAGAGGCTTCAGGGGGCAAAATAGGACGCATTCTACGTGGGGTGGAAGGCGGTCACCTAATGGACGTACGCAAGGCTGGCTATACCAAAGGCACTATGAATTGGCAGCAGGCTTTCGTCTTAGTTGAGGACACTCAAGTGACCCTAATTAACCTTGAAAAGGACGGCACATTCGTGGTTAATGGCCGCCGTTATGGACGACCTAGATAACGATATTCGCCGGACAATCGATGACGCGGTTGACGAAATAGAATTGTTACCGTTTCGTTATATTCAATACCGCAGATCTGTCTGATATTTATGCAACACTTATGCCAAGAAGCTGCGAAGGGCGCAGCAGAAGGGCAATAAATGTCAATACTGCAATTAATTATCCTAGCCAGTTGGTTCACGATCTTCTTCATGGCTTACAAGATTGGCCATCGAGATGGATATATAGTCGGACGCCGATCAGTCCGCAAGCACTACGAGAAGCTTGAGAAGGTTCGGGCATGAATGCACGTGATTTCCTCAACGAAGCCAGAGCAACTATCCAAGATCGTGGTCTCGACTACGGACACCCAAGTGACAATATGGCTCGAACAGCAGCCCTCTGGTCGTCTTATCTTGAAATGCCAATTACTGACTATCAAGTCGCAACGTGTATGGCACTCGTCAAAATAGCCAGGAGCATGGAAGGCGCTAAGACTGACACTTATGTTGATCTAGCAGCTTATGTGGCTATTGCAGGACAACTCCACACTGAGGAGAATGAACTTTATGTTTAATTTAGAAGATTACGAGACAGTTGAAGAACGCCTAGTTAAGTTTTGGAAGGATCACCCAGATGGCCGCATTGATACTTTATTGGTTGACTCAACGCTTCAGCGATTTATTGTTAAGGCTTCTGTTTATAGAACTGAAGTGGACGCACAGGCTTGGACAACTGGCTATGCAGAAGAAACCGTCTCAACGCGAGGAGTTAATTCTACGTCGGCGCTTGAGAATTGCGAGACGAGTGCGATTGGTAGGGCATTGGCTAACGCAGGTTACGTTACGAAAGGCAAACGCCCAAGCCGCGAAGAAATGTCTAAAGTCAAAGCAGCTGAGCCAAAGCCTTTCTCAGAGAAGTTAAGCGATCGGATCATAACTCCAGTCGAAGATGATCCATGGACAGTCAAAGCCGTTGAACCTGCTGGATCAGCAGCTGAGGCCGTAGCGTTAGTTCAAGAAGTATTAGGCGCTACTAAGATTGATAAAGATATTCCTCATTGCAAGCATGGTGAGCGAGTGTGGCGAACTGGAAATAAGAATGGCAAAGCATGGGCGAACATGTCTTGCCCGGTAACTCCGCAACGTCAAGAGACATGGGCTCAAGTCGATAAGTGCGATCCGATCTGGTACGTCATTGATTCCAATGGAGCATGGAAGCCACAGGAGGCAAGAGTATGAGCAGCTTACAATTTATGAATCAAGATGGTGAATGGGAGTCATTTCCAACAGATGACATACTTTACGAAAAGGCTCGCCAGCGTGAAATGCTCAATGCGATGCAAGTGCGAGTAATATGTCACCTGTGCAACGAACCGATTCCAACGACCGAGATGGCAGTATGGCGAGAAGGCCAAGCGATCACATGGTCATGCAAGAAATGTCACGCCGTCAATGAATCAAAGCCGTAAGCATCGAGGCTTTCGCACCGAGCGCGTGGTAGCAGAATATCTACGGCGCTGGTGGGAAGGCGCTGTGGTAGGACGAGGAGCTGGGCGAGACATACTCAATGTCCCGTTCGACTGCGAGATTAAGGCTCGCTCAGCCCTCGATATACGGGGAACGCTGCGCCAGATTGAAACTAGAACAGCTGAAAGCGGCTTATTGGGGTTCGCTTGCTTTCGACTGAATGGGCAAGGAGAAACACCGGACGATTATGTTGCGATGCTTCGACTTGGCGATCTGGTGCAGCTACTTCGTGATGCCGGATATGAGAATCGGCGAGATAGTGTTAAAGACTCAGACATAAGACGATGCAATCAATGTGGAGAATGGACAATAAATGACCCATGCAATTGGTGTGAGGCCCAGTAATGCCAATCTACGAATTTGAATGTACGAATGATCTATGCGAAGCCAATCTTCGCTATGAGAAGGAGTTAAAAATAAATGAACCACATGACGTCGATTGCGGGTTCTGTCATGAACCTATGCGCAAGATTTACAGCTCATTCGGTATTCAATTCAAAGGTTCTGGATTCTATTCCACAGATTCTAAATAAGCCACGCCGTTCTGAGCAGGACTTATGTTAATGGATTTGACTTGCTTGGTACACTCTATGGCTAGAGCCCTTGAGGGGCTCAGAGCAAGCCTGAAAGGCGTAGCTTGCTCGGTAGCAATCGTTAGTGGGATCACTATGCCTATTGCTGGAGCAATTAACCCAGAGGCTCAAATCATGCCAAATAAAATCATTAAACAGATTGCTAATTACCAGTTAACTGATAAGCAATATAACTGCCATAACGCAATCATCTATAAAGAATCTAGATGGAACGTATCAGCTGTTAATGGTTCACACTATGGGCTGTATCAAGGTAAGTCGGTAAGCCTTAAAGGCGCACCGGCTGAGTACCAGTTCTGGTGGTATTGGTACTATGTTACTAATCGGTATGGAGTAACTAAGTATGATGAGCCTAACTACTGCAATGCACTACACCATTTACGTACTCATGGTTGGCAGTAATGCCTAAAGACCCTAGAGATAGTAAGAAATGGAGAGCGCTGCGATTGGTAGTACTAGCCAGAGATGGATATACATGTTATTACTGTGGCCTACCTGCTAATACAGTTGACCATGTTGTGCCTGTTAAGTCTAACCCTGATCTTGCAATGAACTTAGAGAATTGTGTAGCTGCATGTAGGTCATGCAATAGTGCAAAGGGTTCGCGCTCAGAGGGGTCTTTTTTGCA